GGAGTATGACGGTGTAATCATTAAAAATACCGCGGATGAAGGAGACATATACATCCCCAAAGGATCCACGCAAGTGAAATCCGCCATCGGGAACGAAGGCACCTTTGACCCAACTACTCCTGTCATCACCAAAGCCAACGGCGGTGAAGTTACCAAGTTTATCCGCAAGCGCGCCGAAGGCAGCCCTGAACAAGGGGAGATGTCCACGGACGAATTTGTCCGTCAGCTTATGACCGAAGACCAAGCGGTACAGGACGCGGAACGCACGCGTGGCCAGTATCTGCAAGACGAAAACAAAGAACAGAAGTACGAAAACGTGTACGACGCGCTGTTCCGCAGAAACGTGGACGTCAAGACTAACGAAGACTACCGCCCAGATTTGTTGCCTATTTTCCGAAGTGCGGCAGTTCGTGCGGTTATGGGCGAAAGACCGACGGCAGGGGTGGACTACGAGCACTACCCAGCGTTGCCGTCAGGCGTGTCCTCTCGTGGTGCAGTCAGTGACCGTGAGTCTCGCAGCAAGATGACTGCCGCAGACGAGCTGAGTCTCGTGAACGACGCAATTAAATCCATTGGCGGTGGTACATTGAAAGTGGATAACAAGGGCAACCTGTACCTGACCGACTATTACGATTTCAACATGACCGACCCGAGCAAGATCCGTGACCTGTATGGCGCGCAGCGGTTCGGCATGGGAGTGCTGGATAAGCTAGGTATGTTGCACAACTACCGCACAGAGCTTAACCTCGGCAACAAATACGACCTGTTCAGAGGTCTATCGAAAGAAGAAGTGGATGCAGCCCTGCAACGCGCAAAGGTGCAGACATTTACTCCGCAAGGGCGTAAAGTAGTGAATCCTGAGCCCATCGGCGGAACCCCAGACGGTGCATAACGTATGCCAGTAGATAAAGCAGTCAACCAAGCCCCGGCCCTTGAGCTGATCGTCAATGACATCGAGGAGCCGGAAGTCGAAATCATCCTTGAGGATGACGGTAGTGCTACGGTCGAAATCGGCGAAGATGATTCTGCTGACGTAGATTTCTACGCAAACCTTGCAGCGGTCGTTGATCCGGACGCCTTGGGCCGTGTCAGTATGGACTTGATGGACTTATTCCAGTCCGACAAGTCATCGCGCGAGGAATGGGAAAACCAGTACACCAAGGGCTTGGAATTGCTGGGCCTGAAGATGGAAGAGCGCACGCAGCCGTTCCGTGGCGCGTCAGGCGCGGTCCATCCGATGTTGACCGAGGCGGTTGTTCAGTTCCAGTCGCAGGCGTTTAAGGAACTGATGCCCGCAGGCGGTCCTGTTCGCACGCAAGTCGTGGGCCGTGAGACATTGGACAAGGCGCAACAAGCCGCCCGTGTTCAGGATTTCATGAATTATCAGATCACCACCGTGATGAAAGAGTTCACTCCTGAGATGGATCAGGCGTTGTTCTATCTTGGTTATGGCGGTTCGGTGTTCAAGAAGAGTTATTACGACTCCACGCTGGGTCGGATGGTGTCGAAACTGGTGTTGGCGGACGATTTGTACATCCCGTACACCGGTTCAAGCGTCATGAGCCAGTGTCCACGGATCACGCATCGCATTGCGATGTACGAAAACGACTTCAAAAAGCGTGTTTGGGCCGGGGAATACCTGGATTATTACATTCCGGACGCTGAAGACGCGCTTCGTGTCAGCGATATTCAGGAAGGCATCGACCGTGTTATCGGTTTAGAGCCGACTTCCAACACCGATGAGGTGTTTTTGCTCGAATTCCACGTCGATTTGGACCTGGAAGGCTTTGAAGATCGCGATGAAGACGGTAATTACACCGGAATTAAGCGTCCGTACGTCGTAACCGTTGAAGAAAGCACCGGTCAGGTGGTTGGAATCCGCCGAAATTGGCGTGAAGACGACGAATTGAAGGCTCGAATTGAGTATTTTGTCCATTACGTGCTGGTCGAAGGCCTTGGCGCGTATGGTTTGGGCTTTGTACACCTCATTGGCGGCCTTTCTAAGGCTGCAACGAGCTCATTACGCCAGTTGATCGACGCCGGAACGCTCGCGAACCTCCCTGCAGGCTTCAAAGCGAAGGGTGCGCGCATTTCTGATGAAGATGATCCGCATCAACCGGGCGAATGGCGCGATATTGACGTCGGTGGTGCCGATCTGAAGGCATCTTTGCTGCCGCTGCCGTACAAAGAGCCGTCACAGACGCTATTTGCGCTGTTGGGCTTTACGGTCGACGCTGGTCGCCGTTTGGCGAGCATTGCAGACATGCAAGTGGGCGATGGCAACCAAGGCGCGGCGGTTGGAACGACGATTGCGCTGTTGGAACGCGGTTCAATGGTCATGTCGGCCATTCACAAGCGTCTGCATTACGCACAGAAGCTCGAATTCGAGATGCTGGCGCGTGGTTTTGCCGATTTCTTGCCAGACGAGTACCCGTACGACGTTCCTGGCGCATCGCGCAAGATCAAGAAGCAGGATTTCGACAACATGGTGGCCGTGCTGCCAGTTGCCGACCCGAACATCTTTTCCACTGCGCAGCGTATTACCCTTGCACAGACCCAGTTGCAGCTCGCGCAGTCCGCGCCGCAGATGCACAACCTGTATGAGGCGTATTACCGTGTTTATGCGTCGTTGAACGTACGGGACATTGACGGAATCTTGCGTCCACAAAATACGCAGATGCCAAAAGATCCTGCACAGGAAAATGCGGATGTATTGGACATGATGGAGCTGAAGGCCTTTGCTGGTCAGCAGCATGATGCGCACATTGCATCGCACTTGATCATGGGCCTGTCTCCGATGCTGCAACAAATCCCCCAAGCGGCGATGACACTGCAAAAACACATCTTGGCGCACGTTCGTTTGAAAGCCGAAGAAGATGTGGAAGCCGAATTGTTCCAATCCTACGGCTCTGATCCAGATCGCATGATTTCTGCGCTGCAGAAGGAAGGCATGGTGGCCATGAAGGTCGCGCAGTACATGCAGGAAGTGCGTGATTTGCAGAACCAGTTGACCGGTGGCGGTGCTGAAGCCGATCCGGTGGTCGCGTTGAAAGAGAAAGAGCTTGAGCTGCGTGCGCAGGAAGATCAGATGGACAACCAGATTGACCAGCAGAAGCTGGCGTTGGATCAGCAAAAGATTCAAGCCAACATGCAGGCGAATCAGGCCCGTATCGACAGCCAGTTAGCGATCGCGCAAGAGCGTGCCAATGTCGCACGCGAACGTGCCGGTTTGATGGAACAACAAGACGTACGGAGGCTCGCAGTCAATGCCGCTAAAGAAAGGCAGCAGTAAGAAAGTTATCAGCGAAAACATCAAGACTGAGATGAAGGCTGGAAAAAAACAGGCGCAAGCAGTTGCGATAGCCTTGTCAAAAGCAGGCAAATCGCGTAAAAAGAAACCTAAGAAGTAAGTAGTTACTTCGCAAGCCTTCTAGCGGGGCTGTAAACCGCTTGCTTTACATGGACTGTGACCATGCTAGAAACGACAGAACGGATGTTAAAAGCTATTCGACAGCTGCAAGGTGACACGGAGCAGATGGTGCTGAACGGGTCGATTGCGGACATGGAACGGTATCGTTTCCTGATGGGCCGTCTTGAGGGTATCAAGATGGTGGAACAGTCCATTAAAGACATTCTGAAAAAGGGTGTTGAGGACGAAGATTTCTAACCATAGGAGAAACGATGGAAGCCGTCGCAGATAGCATGACCGCACTAGAGCGCAAGTGGGCAGAGGAAAAGGCTACAAAAGGCCCGACCCTGGACGATGCGTACGATACCGAAGGCAACGTAGACCCGGAAAGACTGACGGGTTCCGTTCGAGACCTTATCCCTACCCCGACCGGATGGCGCTTGGCCATCCTTCCTTACCGAGGCGCCCAGAAAACTAAGGGCGGAATCATCCTTGCGGAAGAAACCCAGAAGCGTACTCAGTTGGCCACGACGGTCGGCTACGTGTTGAAGATGGGCGATTTGGCGTACATGGATGAGTCGAAGTTCCCGAACGGACCGTGGTGCAAGGAAGGGGACTGGATCATCTTTGGTCGTTATGCGGGGTCCCGTATTTCGATCGACGGTGGCGAGATTCGCATCTTGAACGATGACGAAATTATCGGGGTTGTGAACAATCCTGAAGACATTCTGCACATGTGAGGAGAATCCCAATGGCAGCAGCTGAAGAAAAACTTGAATACGATATTGGCGAAAACGAAGAGGAAACCACCGTTGAGGTGGATTCCCCGGATGCACCTGAAATGGAAGCGTCGGGAGAAAAGCCTGACGTGGACAAAAAGGAAGATGAGCTGGAGCAGTACAGCGAAGGTGTGCAAAAGCGCATCAACAAGCTGACTGCCCGTCTGCGTGAGCATCAGCGCCGTGAACAGGCAGCTGTGGAGTACGCCAAAAGCGTACAACAACGTGCCGCTGAATTAGAGCAGCGTTTCCGGTCTTCGGATTCTGCACGCATGTCAGAGGCGAAAAACCGCATTGATACGCAGATCGTGGCTTTGAAGCAGATTATCAAGAAAGCCCGCGAAGAGGGTGATTTTGATACAGAAACCGAGGCGCAAGAACGTTTGACCTCGGTGCAGTGGGAACAGCGCCAGCTTCATGACGCTGCCCAGCAGTTTGCGGCACAGCAGCAAGCTCGCCAGCAGGCGCCGCAGCAAATGCCGCAGCAGATGCCACAACAGCCGGTCCGCCAACCGGATCCTCGTGCCGAAACTTGGGCCGAGGAAAACGAGTGGTTCGGCAAGGACATGGTGATGACCGCCGCGGTCCGTGGGATCCATATCGAACTTGTTCAAAAAGAGGGGTTTGACCCCACTTCTGAAGAGTACTATGATGAAATTGATCGACGGATGCGTGAGACCTTCCCAGCGAAGTTTGGAAGCGCACCTAAGAGCAATAACAGGGCTACTACAAAACCCGTGCAGACAGTAGCACCTGCGACCCGGTCTTCCGGCGTCACCAATACTGCACGCCGCACTGTTCGGTTGAGCCCGAGTCAGGTTGCGATTGCCAAAAAGCTCGGCGTACCTCTTGATGAGTACGCTAAATACGTGAAGGAGTGAGATCATGAGTGATACGACTAACCAAGTCCCGAAGCTGAATCGTAGCTCTCGTGATGCTGATACGCGTGAAACAAAAGCGCGCCGTAAACCATGGGCTCCACCTTCACGCCTGGATGCGCCGCCAGCGCCTCCGGGATACAAGCACCGTTGGATCCGCGCTGAAGTGGGCGGTCAAGAAGACCGCATCAATATGGCAGGGAGACTTCGTGAAGGTTACGAACTTGTTCGTGCCGACGAACATCCCGATTTCGTGTCTCCAACGGTAGATGACGGTCGTCACGCTGGTGTTATCAGCGTCGGGGGTCTCGTCCTTGCTCGTATTCCAGAGGAAACCGTAGAAGAGCGTAATGCTTACTACCGCGGGCGTGCTCAGGACCAGTTGCAATCGGTCGACAACGAGTTAATGAAGTCAAATGCTCATTCGAGCATGCGCATTCAAAACCCGTCACGGAGATCGAATGTTTCCTTTGGCAGTCCCAAAGGACTTGAGGATTAATCATCACTTTGATGGAGACTAACCATGGCTAATGTAGATAACCCGCGTGGGTTTACTCCGGTTCGTCACCTCACTGGCGGCACTATTCGTATGAACGAA